ATGATAGTGGTTCTGCAAGCCATGTGGATTTTCATTCTGGTTATGCCCGTTCTGACCGAGATGGCCGGAACGGGTAATAAATACTATTATCAGATTAGGTAAGAGTTACTGACTTCCAATCGCTCCATTTATCTGTCCAACTCACCCGTATCTTCATTGCTACGGCTGGGTGATACCCATTAAAAGCAATCTGCACAATAGGATTACCGAGTCCTCCTCCAGCAACACCAGTTCCATTAAACACGAGCAACATTCCATAAGATACTACGCCAGTATTATATATGCCGCCGTTTATTCCATAAAATCCGGTAGTTGTGTAATCATCAAGATTAGATGTGACATCTCCTCTCCCTTGAAACAAACTACTCAATAAATCACTCTTCTTAATCTTCACCTGCGAACCGTTAGATGATTCTGCGTATATATATGCCGCATCCGTAGCTTGAGCAAAGCTGTTCATTTTAATATCATCATCTGCCATACTTAACACATTTAAGGGGCATAATTTCCGGATGGAAATTATACTCGATTTAACATTTTGTTTTTATTCTCGTTTTGTAAATTATAAATCAAATTTTCCCGTAGTATCTGAAGAACTCAAAAGGAGTTCTCACATCAAGATAACCGTCTACCTCTTCGTTAGCTTCCGCTTCCATTTCAAACGCTGAATTTCCGTAAGCCTTATCACCCACATTCACCCAGCATCGGTTACGGCATAAGTGATAAACGTATGAAATCGCATACTCCAACCCATACTGAAGGTAGAACCACAACGGGCAAAGTAGATATACCCATAAGTTGAATCCGGTAAACAGCATGATTACCGTCAGCAGCACAGCCGATGCAATCATACATTCTTCCCATTGGCGCACATGAATCGCCTCATGGTTAAGTGCACTCTGCTTCATCTCCTCCTTGCTTTTCTTGGTGAAGACGAAGCATCCCAATGTGATGGTGTTGTAGCCCTGCCACAGCAGCCATTTTGCTAACTTGCTTTCATAAAAAACTTTCATAACACTGATATTTTAAGTTCTCGATTCCGCTTTTCCTGATATTAGAACCCATTTCACCCCATCCTTTACGCCATCAGAGTATGTCGCTACGGCCTTGAATTGAGCAAGGGAAAGCGACGGGACAACTATTTTAGAATAGTATTCTCCGTCTATGATAAAGCTGCCTCCACCTGCGACTTTTATGCTTGCAGGTGCTGTAAGACGGGTATAGATTCCTCCATTATACAGCATGCACTCTCCACCTTCATAGTCTGCCGCATTCGGCAGGTATATTGTTTCCTCTTGCGTTGGAAGTGAGTATATCCGGGATATTTCAAAGTTCAACCCGGTATTGAAATCCAGGTAGTATTCATACGAATCGGATTTCGACTCCAGAAGTTTCAGCTTTCGGAAAATTGAGGCGTCCTGGAACACATTACCATTGGCATCCCATCGGATATTGCCTCCGGCCAGGAACCCAATGCCACCATTCTCCCCGTCAATCTGGCACATGGCTTTACCGGTTTTATCCCTTGCCAGTACATTCTGTACCACCAAATCATCCACATAGATTTCATCGGAACGTATCTTTCTTGCTAAGGCCAGGTCCATGGCTACAAACATATACTGCTGTGCCGCCTCCCAATTAGCATCACCGTCTATCGAGGTAGGTGCGACAGTGACCGACGTACCGTATGCCCGTACCCTGAACGGAATGGTGCGATTGTTAAATGTGGCCAGTACGATGTCATGGTAATCTTCATTCCACACATACGTGTTACCTTTGGCGAAAAAACCTCTCGGACGCGGCTCGCTGGCGTCTCGTCCGCTTGCTCCGTCATAGCTGACACCCACTGATATCTCCGCAATGAAACTGTCATTCCATGCCGAAGCGTCAGCCTGGCTCTGGTAACAGCGGACTGAAAACGTTGAATACCCTGCAGAAGCGTTGACCGTAATCTCGGAAGCCCTCGAAGGCCCTGCGATGGCGCTCCATATCCCGTTGCTGTACCCCCGTGCGGTCAGATATCCGTCCGGATAAGTCAATGTGGCGCTACCAAGCGTCCGCTTGGCATAGACGCGGAAAGCTGAAGGAACAAGCGAACCGGCATTGCTCACCCGGATATTGCTGCATGTACTGATGAGATAGACCATGCCGCCGTCTGATGTCAGTTGTTCCCATTCGTCGGTGTTCACTTCTTCGGTAATAATATAACCGTAGGACTTGCCGCCGTTCTGGGTCTGAGTGATTCGCCTCCCGTCATGAGTTGTCTGAGTCCATAGAGGTGGATTCGAAGTGTCAACCTTTGAGAGCCAGGAGCGACTCCCCATCGTACAGATGGTGAGCTTTTTGTATGGAGTATTAGCCGTGCGCCACTCACCGCCAGCCTTGACGGATTCGCCGTCACCGCCAGGTTTTCCTGGATTACCGTCGTTGCCGTCCACAACCATGGGTATAGTTTCCCGGTCCACGACCTGCCCACCCACGTAGAACACGAACTGCAGCTGCGTCGTGAAGTTCTTCGGGGAAATGGCCGTGCCGTTCTGTATCTCGACCTCCGAACCACCGTCCTTACTGTATTTCAGCACACCGTCAGTCGTGATGGAAGTGGTACCGCCTACAGACTTGGTGCGTGTGCATGACACGCTTGCCACACTGTAGGTACCATCCTTCCGCTTGCTTACTGAAGATACGGAAGGCACCAGCCTATAGAGTATCGCATCACTGCCCGGATTACCGGCACGTACACCGGCAATGGTGAACACCAGCTCACGGCTTATATCCGTATCCTGTACCGTAGCCGTAACGGTTATCCTGACCTCTGAGCGTGCAGGCATCGAAATTCCGGAAGCCACGGTAAACGCTATCACACCCGTATTGACATTGTAGCTCTCCGTGACACCTGCCGGGGTCACGCATGAGATGGACTTGAGCTGTAGTTTCTTCGTACCATACCACATGCCGACGGTTGTATTGAGCACGGACTGCGAAACAGTCTTTCCTTCGTATGTCAAGGCAATGCTCTCCATCTCGTTGTCGAAATCGGCTACAATGGCCGACTCACCGTCAAAGCCCCACTTGGCCCAGATGGCTGCCGGTGAAAACGCACTCCATACACCGTCCTTCTTCGTGCGGCAGCAAGCCCACTCGTATGGCAGGCTCTCGCTGACACCAATCGGGTCATCGTGCCAGCCGGACGGAACATAGTCATCCACCTGCGAGGTGGCAGGGGTTGCCGGAGCGATATTCTCTGTCGTATGCTTGAATATCCACTCATAATCCCTACCGTCACGCCCGTCCTGGCCGTTCTCCACCAGCAGCTCATACTCGGCCGTATTCAAGTCCCCGGTAATGGTATATCCGTAGCTCTTTCCACCGTTCTGCGTCTGCAGGATGCGTCTTCCCTCATTGGTCGTCTGAGTCCACATCGGAGGATTGTCGGTACCATCAGGAGCGACACATAAAAACACACGTCCGGCCATCTTGGTAATACCCATGTAAGGTATATGCTTTCCGGTCTGCCAGTCTCCGCAGTTGGTGATACCGGTACCCACATCTCCCTTGTCCCCCTTGGCCGCATATTTCAGCCAGTCGGCATTGCCGTCTGCCGGTTCTGTAGACGTGCCTTTCTCATTGACACATATCCATGAGCTGCCGTTATGCGTCACCTCATCATAATAGGCATACTTCTCACCCTTTTTCCACGTACCTTTAAATAGCGGTACCCGGAAAGCCTCGCCGGTGATGTCATCCACCTGGAATATCTTGCCGGACATGATGACGTGGCGAAAAACAGCCGAGTAGTTGTCGGCCGGAATGCCATGTACGGTACGGCCTTTCTTCTTGCCAATCCACGACATCTCTTGTGCCGGCTCGACATCCCATGTATTGGCGTGGTCAAAGAAAGTGATGCAGTTGTTGCCGCCCACCGTATCGATAAGGATGTACGTCTGTCTATCCTCATCCGTAAAGTTACCCGTCTGCGCCAATACCATCATTTTGCCGTCTTTTAATTGTAGAACAGCTCGTGAATTATGGTGGTTTTTGCCAGTCTTTTGCTTTCTACCAAGAACCCTATATGCGTGTAGTAAGTTTTCACCATCAGTAACCCATTCAAGATTAGTAACGCAATTATTGGTTTTATCACCGTCTATGTGGTTTACTTGTGGTAGGTTTTGCGGATTAGGTATAAAAGCATTTGCGACCAAGCGATGAACTTTAAATATGCGCTTTCTGCACCATACATTCAAATACCCCTTTTTGCTTTTTATGGGTATTAAAATGCGTCCATCTCTAAACCAATATCCTTTACCGTTCCAGCATTTCTTTGGCAAGGATTTTACCCTACCTAAATTTGATACTTGATAATCGTCTTCGTACCCTTCAATGTCTTTCCAAATTTCGTCCATACTTATTTCATTTAAGAGTGAATAATAAAGGCAGCCTTTAAAGTCGTGCAAAGACTGCCTTTGGATAATCGTGTTATCTCATAAGATTTGATATTGAAATAAGCCTTTCAATTAGCGTATCTTCTGATTCTTTAGTCATGCCTGTAATCATATAGCGTTTACAAGCTCTGAATGTCATTACAAAAACATCACGTTCTATTGGTTTATACTTTGTCATGAAAGCGTCCATACGTGGCGTATCAAATTGCCATAAATATTTGTATTGTTCATCTGTCAAACAATGTGTATTTATCTTTAAGCCATTCATGTAGAACTTGTTTTTAAAACGCACCAATCCGTTTCGTACCGATAAATGAGAGTTGTTAAATCCTTTATTAAATATTATTGCAGAAGCTATTTTTATCAGCTCAAGAAATGCCACTTCTGTAAATGGTAGATATGGTTGCACCTTTTCAGATATACTTCTTAATTGGCAGAACTGCTTACCTGTTAAGCAGGTTATATAGTTGCCATAGGGGTCTTTTCTCATAATCAAGCTATCTTTATAAGGTTGCACTTCTTGAAACATCTATACTCTTCTTTTTCAGTGTCCCAGTACACTTGCAGATTGTCATTCGGCTTTCTGCCAGTACCCTTTATCTCACCGATAAGATTCTCTTTGAGAGTGCCAAAGGCTTGACGTAACGTGCCGTCAGTCTTTTTGAAGTAAAACTCTACTATCTTCACTTTCAAAACTGCTTTCAGCTTAAAATTAGCCCATGCGCATTTTAACGCTTCACTCATTGAATGACCGTTCTTGCGAACAAAAGACCATGCCATTTGCATTACTTCTTTCATCTGACTTCTAAATTTTGTGCTCATACTCTTATATGTTTTAAATTATACTTTTAGTTATCATTTTGATGTTACAAAGCAAACTATAAGTATTCAATTAGCAAAATAGATATAGTTAATAAACTATAAAAAGAATACTTTTAGTTGTCTTATTTAGCTAATATGAAAACTTTGAGTAACTTTGCCATAAATAATGAGAGTAAACTAAATATATACATATATGAGATTTAGAATTTTAGAACTATGTAAAGAGGCAGGAATCAATCAAACTGAACTAGCTGAAAAAATAGGCTTGTCACGAGTTGGGCTATCAAAAGCAATTAATGGCAACCCCACTATTGGTACATTGGAAAAAATCGCCGATGCTTTGGGTGTCCCAGTAACTGAACTATTTGAGAAGTCAAACACCGGAGATATAGTAGGCTTCGTAAAAGTAGGTGATACCGTACATGAGGTGAAGTCTGCGGAGGATGTGAAGAATTTAGTTGGAAAATTGTAACAAATTAAATATTAAAGATATGAAATGTCCACATTGTCAGGTAGAAGTAAATGTAGATTTCTCAGAAAAATACATAGGAAAATATGGAAATATTTTTTATAGTCTATTCTATATGAGATGTCCAAATAGTGAATGTGATAAGCCTATTGTACTTTTGGGACAGGCAAACAATGCTAATCAATACCATGACGGTACAATATCTATAAAAGAACAACATTCCTGCAATTTTAAACAACTATTCCCTGTAGGAAGCGGTAGAATGCCTGCTGCTCCTGAAGTTGAATCTAAGTTTGCTGAAGATTATAATGAAGCCTGTTTGGTACTTCCATTTAGCCCCAAAGCAAGTGCAGCCTTAAGTCGTAGATGCTTACAGAATATAATCCGTCTGAAAGAAGGTATTAAAGAACGAAATCTCAAAACGGAGATTGATAAGCTAATAGCAACTAATAAACTCCCATCATACATAAGCGACAACTTGGAAATAATACGTGGTTTTGGGAATATTGCTGCTCATGGAATGGAAGACCAAGCTTCTGGTGAAATATTAGATGTAGAACCTAATGAAGCAGAGTTCTTATTGGACGTTTTGGAGCTTCTTTTTGATTTGTATTTTGTTCAAGCTGCTAAAGCTGCTAAGATGAAAGCTGCATTAAATCAAAAACTGACAAGCGCAGGACAAAAGCCTATACCATAAGTCGCATAGAAGAGGAGCTTGCAGAAATCAAGGAGGAGCAAGCGGCAAAGAATGAGCAAATCGGAAATAAGGGACAGAAAAACGCCTCTTAGTCAGAAAAATTATAGGGATTATAATTTTAGTACAAGAAAAATAGAATATTTTGCGGCAACATCAAAGAATTGCCGCTAATTTTTTGCTTGAATAGTTGTAGGTAATTAAATAATTACCTATATTTGTAGGGTAATCAATAGAGAAAGGTATGCCAACGATATTTATTTTATTTGGTTTTCGTTTTATGTTTTACGCTAATGACCATGAGCCTATACATGTTCATGTAATCAAAGGGGATGTAAGTGCTAAATTCACTTTATTTCCAGTTACATTAATCAAAAATAATGGCTTGAAGTCATCTGAACTGAAACTTGTAGAATCAGTTATAGAAGAAAATCAAGAAGTAATAGCAGAGCATTGGAATAAATTTTTTAATAAATCAAAATAAGTGGTTATGGAAAATATCATAGTTGAAAAGGTATGGTTGACTGATACGGAGGTATGGATACGTACCACTGACGGGAAGGAGGCATGTGAGAAGTTTTCAGATTTCCAAAGGCTGAAATGGGCTACTCCTGCGCAGCGCGCAAATTTCACAACGAGCCATGACGGAATACATTGGAGAGAGCTTGATGAAGATTTGAGTTTTGAGGGATTCTTTCGGGAAAGGAAATCTAATCCTCTTTATGATTTATTTATAGCTCATCCTGAATTGAATGCTGCTGCCATAGCACGACGTTTAGGTATTTCTCAGAGTTTGTTTGCTCAATATGTAAGCGGAACAAAGAAGCCGTCTAAGAAACGTTTTGAAGATATTATAGAAACAATACGTTCAGTAGGGCGTGAATTAATGGCTGTACCGGCATAAGTTACAATACTTTATTTAGGCGTGATTCCATTCGGTTTCACGCCTTTTTTATACCATTTTACGACAATCGTTTCATTGTCGTGTATCACCTATCTGATAATTTTTCACATAGCTTATTAATGCCGAAATTTACCGTAGAAATTTATAAATCAAATTCATACGGTATGACAATCTTAGAACAAATCTTGGCAGGGCTGCAACAGAAGTTTACTGGGGTGGACACTGCTATCTTAACCCGAATTGCCACTAAGAAGGCAGAGGGTGTAACGGACGAGACAAAGGTAAACTCCATTGTTGAGGGTATCAGCTTCTCGGACGTGCTAAATTCCTATGGTGATTTCCGTGCCGGGGATGCTTCCAAGACCGCAGTTTCCAACTACGAGAAGAAACATAACCTTAAAGACGGTAAGTCAATTGAGAATCCTAATCCCAATCCTAACCCTAATCCGAAGCTGGAAGATAAGACGGACGACATGGCGGCTATTATTGCTAACGCAGTGAGTGCAGCCGTTAAACCTCTTTCTGATAAGCTCGCTCAATTCGAGACAGAGAAGTTACAAGCTACCCGGCAGGAGCAGATTATGGCAAAGGCAAAGGAGTATGGTATTCCCGAAAACTACGCCAAACGATGCGCCATCAAGGACGATGAGGACTTGGACGCATATTTCAAGGACTTGAAGCAGGAGTTCGCAAATGACGGCTTCAAGGGCGTAACCCCTCCCGAAACGGCAGAAGAGAAGATTGAGAAAGAATCTGAATCTATCGCTAAGATGATTGACGAGGGAACGAAAACTATTGTTGAACAAAACAAGAATTAATTATGTCAGCAGGATTTAAGTATGATTTAGTTCCGCCCGTTGAGCAAGAGGAACGCTACGATGTCCAGACCGGTATTCGTAGACGTGGCCCGTTCAAACTCGACACGCAGAACCTGGTAGTGGGAAGTTTTCTTCCCGGATTTACACCGATTTGTGCGGACTTGAAAAACAAGTTCGCTTATGCGGTAATCAATGTGAGAGTTGTGGAAGCCTATACCACTGGTGAAGAGGCTTTGTCTATCAAAGTAGCCAAGAACTCTTTGGCTTATGTGGGTATGTTTGTCGGAAGTGGCAAGAAAGGTGCAGAAGTAACGGCAATTGATAAGTCTAATGCCGGTTATGATGTATTGACTATCAAGGCTGCTTTTGGTGAGAATATCGCCAAAGATGCCGTATTATTCAATGCGGTTGCAGTTGATGGTTTAAAGCAAAAGCATGTGGCTAATTCGGCTCTGTTTAACCGTACAAAGGTTGAGGACGGAATCACATTGGTTTCATTGCTTCGTACAGCCGCAGAAATTGAACCCTCAAAATTGGTTATGCCGTTCTCCGAGAACGATAAAGCCAACATGAAGGGATGGTTTGAATTTAACGAGTAAGGAGGTAGGATATGTTTTTAACGATTCAAACATTATTCGATGATGCGAATATTGTTTCCGCTATCATCAGACGTGTGAACCAGACACGCAAGGACACAATCTATTGGCAGCAGTATCTTACTTTCCGCAGAGTGACTACTCGTGTGTTCAAGGATTATATCGGTTCTGTAACCGGAGTTATGGCCGGCTCCATCAATTCGCGTTTTGGAGAGAAACCCATCCGTGAACGTCGGAACATCGGTTCCGGATATGGTGAGATTGCCTATTTGGGTGATGCTTATCAGATGTCTATTGACCGTCTTTCTGAATTGCAGGATTTGATTGACAAGTTCAATGCCGCTAAGCCAGCCGACCAAAAGGCTGCAATGGAAGAGATTGTAAACTTCCTGGCAGACGACTACCGTCAGATTACCCTTGCCGCCCACAAGCGTATGGATATTATTGTCGGTGCGCTGTTGATGCTTGGTGAAGCCACCGTTTACAACAAAGACGCTGCAATCACTTCCGGTCAGACCAATAATAAACTGCTGGAGATTACCCTTCCGTTCAATTTTATCAAGCCGAAAAGTGGAGATGTGGTTGTGGACGGAAAGAATATGTTTATCTCTTATTTGAGAGAGAAACTTCATTCCTTGGCACCGGACTATGGCGTTTATGCCAAGATGGTTATGACTCGTGCATCTTTCAACAAGCTTATTCTTGGTTCATCTGAATTTGGTGAGCAGTACAAGATGATTCTCGGCAGCAACGAAATGAAGTTGAGTACGGGATTGGTTTCCTCTTCTTTGGCTTCCGAAGTGTTCACCGGCATCGGTTTGCCGCGTATTGAAATCAAGGAGGACTACGTGAAAGACCAGACGGGAAAGAATGTGCAGATTTACGCGGATAACCGTATTACTCTGTTACCTTCTGACAACATTGGTTATATGCGCCATCATACCCCGTATGAAGCGACAGACCCAGTACAAGGACGTACTTATATCCCGTCAGAGGGGCAGATGCTTATCTCCAACTACCGTGACAAAAACGGTCGCTACATGGAATATACGGCAGAGTGGATTCCGCAGATTTCCAATCCAGATTTGATTACCAATTTCGATTTGAGCGAAATTGCATCCATTCAATCAGCATAAGGGGGTAGGATATGAAAGTAAAGGTTATATCAGTTTTCCGCGACAAGTTCACCGGAAAGTATTATACTCCCGGTGAAGTGATTGAAGTCGGTGAGGAAGCCCGTGTGCTGGATATGGAAAGCCGCAGACTCGCTGAACGGATTGAGGTAAAAAATCCCGAAGTGAAAGCCCCTGAAGAAAAGAAAGAGGTGAAAATTTCCCTCTTTGAAAAGGAGTTTGAGAAGAAGGCTTTGATTGATGCTTTGAAGTCTATCGGTGCGCAGGCTTCCGGCAATATGAAAGAGGAAACTCTTTTGGCTAAGGTTGCAGAACTGGATGAAGAATCAACAGCCAAACTGAAAGAAGCATTAGGTATCGAGTAAAAGGATAGGGTAGTGCTTCTACTCTTCCATTGTCTAATTTTATAAATCAGAAAAGGAATGAAGAATTTTATTTTTGCCATGTGTGGTTTTTTAATGATGTCTTTGGTTTCGTTGAGCGTGCAGGCATCAAGTGTGGAATCTCCTAAGTGTGAATACGTGAATCCATCGGTTGATGTTGGTCTGCCGGATATTCAGTTTATCACTTTGGAAACGGTTCCGGCTGATTGTGTTGTACTGACCATGACGCATCCCATGTTTTTGGTTGCAAATAACCCGGCTATGATGTGTTCGATAAAAGAGGGAATGGCTATTCAAGGGGTACGAATTAATGTTCCCAAATGTCCGTTCAGATACATCTATAAATCTAAACATTGTACGCATTATAGCTATACCGCATATAGTAAACTGATTACACCATATTGAATGATATCAGCCATGAGTAACAAGGAGTTTGTATTAAGCGTATTTGATAAGAACACCCCGTCTAATCTTGTAGTTGAAAATATACTTTCAAGAACGGGATTGGATGGTGAAGAACCTTTTGCCGAGGAAAATCGGGCAAGATTAGAGGTCGCTTGTGCAAAGCAAATTCCGTGGATGATACAAAATCCATCTTCGGTCAGCGAAAGCGGATTTTCTGTGTCTTGGTCTAATTATGTTGATAGCCTAATGAAATTGTACTCATGGCTGTGCAAACAGTACGGTTTGAAAGACGAACTGAGTAACAAACCTAAAGTGACTTTCTTATGATATTCGCTCCCCACATATTGCAGGTTAAGGTTATCACCCCGATGGATAAGGATGAGTTCGGCAGACCTATTCCCGGCACAGGTGGTGAGAGCTGGCAGGATATATGCAGATGCCGTTGTGATGATGTGAGTGCGGAAAAGAAAGTATCTATCAATGGTGCTTTGTATGATTTCAAGTACAAGGTAGTCTTTGACAAGCCGTCAAAGGTTGAAGCAGGTGCAGAGGTTCGTTGTTTGAATGCCGATGGAAGCATAAGAGGTGAAGGAGTTGCTAAAAGCCCTTTGGAAACAAACTATTTTTCCTATAGAGTAATATGGTTGGAATAGATGCAGACTTTTCGGATGTTGACCAGTTCTTTGAGGACGGAACAAGCGAAGTCGTTGCTGGCATGAAAGAAGAGGGAGAGGCATTTGTTGAAGATGCAAAAGCTACCGGAAACTATCAAGACCACACAAAACATTTGAGAGAATCGAATGATTATGAGGTTAATGAAGATGGCTTAATTCTGAAAAACGAAGCTGATTATGCTTCATTCGTGGAATCCAAAGGATTTGAAGTTGCAGGAAGTGCAGCGATAAGGACAGAAAAAAGATTGAAAGATAGATTTGAACGATGATAGTAACCACCGACATAGGAAACATCCTCTACCGGGACTGCAAGATTTTCGGAATAGACATAGTACCAGCAGGAGAAACGCTGACGGGTGAATTGAAGTCCGAAAGGATTGTCATCCACACGAAGAAACAACAGCCGGGAACTTATTGGAAGAAATCTTTCGCAGAAGTGAATCTATGTGTACCCAATTTAAGCGAGAATGAAGCGAACACAATCCGGCTTAACGAACTTGAAAGAAAGGCTGGCAAGCTGTTTGATGATGTAGTAAGCACCTATGATGGTATGACATATCGTTACTCTATTGATTCTATCGGTACAGAAGCGGACACAGCTTTGAAGTGTCATTATGTGAATGTGAGAATTTTGTTTAATGTATTAAATGTAAAATGATATGATTACAGCAGTAGAAATTGACGAACTGTATTATGCAGAACCGATTAAAACGGTTACTACTCCAGCTGCCGGATTAACAGGCGCAGAAGTAGCCACCATCTTGAAAAACGCAGCAACGAAGCGGGTCAAGAATGTGCATGGTGACACGTATCAATACGAAGAAGCAGAGGCAAGTGTAACTCGTTACAAAAACGCTTTGACTGGTGAGTACTACCGGGAAACGTCTGAACCGGGTGAGGTGAAAATCAACTTCACCATTGGTGAGTATGATTATGCTACAAAGGCTGATTTACAAGGTGGTAAAGCCACAGAAAAGAATTGGGAAAGAGGCAAGTATAAGCCTATTCATAAATGTGTGATTGGTAAAACCAAAGACGGAGTTTATGTTGTGTTTCCGAAAGCGGCTATCAATGCCCGTGGCTCTAATACCGATAAGGCTGTCGGATTGGCTGTTTCGGCCGTTCCCCTTTCCACAGGTGTAGATGGATTGGCTTCCGAAAAGTGGTTTGACGAATCGGAAGTTGTAGTGCCGGAAGGTTGATAATTTTTCAGTAAAAAATCGGCATAAGGCGCAAAGAAAAGCAAAGTTCTACATAAATAAATGCAGGTCAGCATCTTGTATGCAGGGCGGGTTGAAGCAGGCTTCGGCATAAAAAGCCTGAAAACACCCCTTTCGGACAAAGTTCGGCTACTAAACAGCTACCGGTTCCGAAACGGGGTATATACGGTATAACGAGTTCTGTTTCATAGCTTTGCCTTGTTTTGCATAGCTCTTGGTAAGAAATAAGTAACTACCTTTAGAAACGAAAATTTTAGAGTTATGGAAACAAAGAGAAGTACGTATGCGACCTCGTTCTACATCAAGAGATCCGCAGTGAGAAACCGGGACGGGAAAGCCCCCATCATGGTGAAAATCTCCGTTGACGGGGATGACAAGGCAATGGGAACCAAGCTGTTCGTCACTCCCGACCTCTGGGAGAACGGCAAGGCTAAAGGCAAGTCTGCCGAGGCAAACGAGATAAACGGGCAGTTGAAGGAGGTTTCCGCCCGGCTCACCAACCACTACCACCGCATCCTCCGGGAAGAGGATTTCGTCACCGCCGAGAAGCTGCGCAACGCCTTCCTCGGTGTCGGCGTGATGGAGAACTGCATCCTCAAAGACTTCGGGAACATGAACCGGGAGTTCGGGGCGATGGTGGAGAAAGGGCAGCGAGCCAAGTCCACCTACAACAAGTATCTGGCTGTTTACAACCATTTCAAGACCTTCCTTTGGGAGAAGAAGAAGCGCACCGACATGGCTTACAAGGAACTGACCAAGGAAATCATCACCGATTTCGACAAGTACCTGCGGGTGGAGAAAGGGCTGAGTGCCAACACCCTCTGGATATACACCATGCCCCTGCTCAGCCTGACCGACAAGGCATGGCGACGTGGAATCGTCCGCACCGACCCCTTCGGCGAGTACAGCCTTGAGATGCAGGAGACCGACCGGGGCTATCTCACGGAAGAGGAGCTGCGCACCTTGGCTAACGCCGTGTTCGTCAAGAAACAGACCAGCCTCGTGCGGGACATGTTCCTCTTCGGGTGTTTCACCGGGCTTAGCTACATTGATATAAAGACGCTCACCCATGACAAGATACAGCGCATGGACTTCGACGGCGAGGAATGGATCATCACCCGGCGCACCAAGACCCGTGTGTCGAGCAACGTCCCCCTCATGGAGATTGCCAAGGAACTGATAGAGAGGTACAGGGGGCTTGCCGGGGGCGACCTTGTCTTCCCCATGCCCAGCAACAGCGTGTGCAACACCCACCTCAAACAGATAGCCAAAGCCTGCGGCATCCACAAGGAGATCGGCTTCCACCTGAGCCGCCACACCTTCGCCACGACCGTCTATCTCTGCAACGGCGGCACCATCGAGGCGCTCTCCAAGATACTCGGGCACAAGCACATTTCCACCACCCAGATCTACGCCGAGGTGACCAACAGGATGGTAAGCTCCGATTTCCGGGCGATCTCCGGCAACCTCGCCGCCATGCAGCGGAGCGTGCTGGAGAAGAAGGACAGGAAACAGGACGGGAAGCGGGTGCGCCGCTCCCTCCGGGAAACGGCTTGACGCCTTTCCCCGGTGCAGAATGCGGCAAAGGCAGGAACTTCCGATGCGGTGTTCCTGCCTTTGCTGCATTTCCCGATGCACACCCCCGTGCGTTTATGTTGGAGTTTTCCCCCGTTTGCGCTTTGGGCGCATGTCCACGTAGTTCTCCTCCAGCATACGCAGCAGGTCCGACTGGCGGTAGAGCGTCTTGCCCGGCAGCGATATGTAGGGGATCAGCCGTTGCGTGCGGTAGTCCTGCAACGTTCTCGGCGTGATGTGCAGCAGCCTGCACACATCCTCGCCCGTAAGATAGACCTCGCCGTTCATCGCCGGGCGGAAGTGCGCCGTTACCGTGTCAAGGTACCTCATGCCTTCCTCCAGTGCCTCGAAGTACGCCCGTACCTCTTCCGTGTCCCTTGTGATCACTTCCATCTCACTCGTCCTCCGTCATTTCCCGGCTCATGGCTTCCACGAACGCCTCCACGTCCTCCGTCCGGTAGTAAATCTTGTGGTTGATCTGGCTGTACGGCAGCAGCCCCCGGTCACGGTAGGTCTGCAACGTCCGCTTGCTGATGCCTAATTTCTCGCACACGTCCGCCCCGTCCATCCAGTTCATCTTTTCGGGCGGACGGTAGCGGGCGCAAAGCTCCCTCACGTGCTGCGAAAAGCAGCCGAACCGTTCCTTCATCTCCTCGAAGGTCTTTCTCTCGATGCTTACTATTTCCATTGTCCCGATACGTTTTTATTGTTATACTTCCCTGCAAATATACCGGTCTGTATATGTCCGTGTATCAAAACCGTACCGCTTGTCCTCGTTTTGCTTCACGTTTGTAGCCTTGTCACGTTCCGGGCGGTGAAAAGCAGGGAGAAGCTCTACATATCCGCACGCCCTTCCGCATATTTTCCGCCCTTTCCGCTTGCCGTGTGCCGGACATTTCGCATATTTGTAACCGACCAAACATCATCACTATGGACGAGGCTGTCTTTATCGCACAATACACCTTCCTTGCCACTCCTGCGGTCATCGAGGAGGAGAGCCGCATCTTGGGCAAGATCGCACGCCGCCTGCGCTGCGAATACGTCATCCGTTTCGAGGACGACGGCAAGTTCTATTTCCTTTTGGAGACCCGTTCCGGCTACGAGGAGCATTTCGCCCGGTGCGGCTGGTACATCGTCAGCCAGACCGACTTCAACAGCCGCCTGACCATCGGCATGGGCTTGTATGAGAGCGGGAACTTGGCGGGATTCATGTACAGGCTCGATTCCGGCAGCGAGGACGAGGCACGTTTCTGGAACAATATCCTTGTATTCACTTTCTTCAATGACTTCCGCAAGGCGTTCTTTCCGCTCGACAACCGCTTTCAGGGATTCTTCCGCTTGGACGGCAGCTTGTGTTTATACCTTTATGACTATTGCCCCGTCCGCCGGAACGACAAGATTACTTTCGAAGGGAAGAAGGTGTCGAACGCCGTCTGGCGTTTCAAGAGCGGTGAGCAGACCGACCTCTTCGTCAAGCTCTTCTCCATCGCCGCCAGCCGCATCCGGGCGATTCAGGAGAACAGGCACCGTGCCGTACTGGTTCCCGTCCCGGCATCCACACGGGAGAAGCACCGCACCCGGTACGAGGCGTTCTGCCGCAAGCTCTCGGCGGACATGGGGGTTGCCGACGGGTACGGGGCGATAACCGTCGCTTATGACAGGGCGCAATACAAGGGCACGCGCGGGAACGGAGACCGCACCGCCAATCTGGAGTTCCACCCCGAACGGTTCAGGGGAAAGTGCGTCTTGCTCGTGGACGACGTGCTTACCACCGGGGCTACTTTCATAGCGCTGCGGCGCAAGCTGATAGCGCATGGGGCAAAGTTCGTCATCGGCATATTCCTTGCCAAGACCATCGTTTTCGAGGACGAGCGGAATGACCTATCCATAAATGACTATACAATTCCAACAACATCGAAGTAGTGTCAGTACAAAATGTACCAGCAGTATTTTTCCGCTATACTTGAAACGATAGCAGGCAGATGCGACAAAGCCGATAGCACTCCAACCAATCACCACATAGCCCGTAAGGATATAGTTTTCGGAAGATTCATAGCTCCAACTTAATCCTTCACAACCTATCGGGTAAAGTTCCGGATGCTTTGAGAATTGTATAGAATCAGCGACAGCCACCCACAGCAACAGCAGACAGCATAACCCCCATAATATCCTTAATGCCAATCTTAATTTCATCTTGTTTGGTTCATCATTTCAGGTTATCGTGAATGGTCTAACTTGATGTACCAGCCTTCCTTGACGGGCTTGTACAGCGTGGTGTCGTTGTATGTCCTTCGGTAAATCTCGTTCAGGTCGCCGTATTCGGTGATACGGATGTTCCGGCGGCTTCTCAATCCGGGATCGTAAACGAAACTCTTGGATGTTCCTGCGTCCACGATGCCGTGGGAATAGTACGGCATAACGAGGCTCACATATACCGAATCCGCTGTTACCCATTCCCTGCGGTCAACAAGGACAAGACCGCATCCAATCTCTGACAACAAGGAATCGAGCTGTATTCGGTCTGGCTTCAGCAGCCCATATACCGGGAGGTCTTGTTCGTCATTTGATTCATAGGATGTATCGCTTTGCTCTGTTGAATCAAGTATAATGACCTCTTCCGGATAAAGTGGCGGGTAGTGGAAACTGCCTTCTGAACTCTCTGACATGATTTCGTACACCTTGCGGAACGCCGCCTCGTGCGTGGCGAAGTGGCGTATCATTTCCTCGTCGCTCGGCGGCATGGGCGGCTCGCAACTCACGACGGATACAGCCGCCAACAACAGTGCTATGACAGTTTTCTTCATTCTATTTATTGGGTATGTTGTTGATTATTCAATCCGTATCCTCCGTCCATTCCAGAGAGTCCACCGGACAAAGTTCGGCGTTTCTCACCTCATACCATCCGGTCAGCAGTACCCTTATGCTGTCAGGCGTATATCCTTTGACCCATGTACATTCGACAAACTTCCGTCTGCCGTCTTGGATTTCATCAAAGGTAGCATGGTTCAATAGCCCCACACGGAACTTTCCTCCCATATCTTCCTCCCTTACCTGCATGACATAGACCGGTTGCCCGTAGCGGGATGTGCGACCGTCCTGATTGATCAGATATTGCAAGGCTTCGCTGGGTACTTCCTGACGGGCTCCTATGGCAAAACGTAGTGCAAGGTAATCCCTCCACCTTTGCGGGACTTCCGTCCGTGTGTTCTCCACCGGCTCTGCCTTGCGCCCGTCTATCCGCATCAGTGTGCTTGGCAACAGGTTAATTTCGGCAATAATCAGAAAGACGAGGGAGAACAGGAAGAAGTAACATCTGAAGGGGCTGAACCTGCGTCCTTCATAGTGCTGCATGACCGCTTCCCTTCGTGAAAACGGGTATATCCAGCCGCGCGAAACACAGTGATGGACTACAACGATTCCAACTATCATGGCAACTGTAAACCACCCAAATGCCGTGGAACCGAAAAGGAAATGAGCAGTTGTAAGGAAGATCGGTTCATAGATAAATATCATGATGCAAAGCATCAGCATGGACTCCCCGTCGGGGCGTCTTGGCTCACCCTTGTAATGCCTCTGTGCCATTTCTCCCAACCAGAACAGGTAGTCGAAGAAATAATAGCGCCGTTGTCGTTCTTGCTCCTTATAGTCCCGTTTCTTCATTCTAAATATATTGCATGGGTAATGTTTGATAGTGCTCCGCTTATTCAGCCAGTTTGCTATTAAACCGCCTACTATTTACTTTTATTTATTGATAAACACCTTGTTTTCCTCATTTATATCATAAAGCCCATCAAGATGAATGTGATAATCATCTTCATTTTCATATCCAATCATATCGCACATCCTACTTTTCTCTATTGCATAGATTTAATAAATTCTTAGCCCATTTGATTTTTGCATTAAACCCCTCCCAAGATGCAGACTGCTCTTTCCAATAATCAGGGATATCAGTATTGGCACCATGCTCCAAAAGGAGTGTGAATACTTCTTTGAATCTTTGATAAGCTATATTTACATCAAATTCCGGATTCCAAATTAGGGTATCAGGCAAATCGGATTCAAACATATCCGATGTCGGATGTATCATTGAGTGAGAGAGATTTACTCCATGAAAGAAACTATTAACTCCATTGTTATCTGTAAGGTTGATGTCCATCCGATGTTCAATAAGATACTTCAATATTTTTAAAGAATCTTCGTATATACCGCATTGTAACCCATATTTGGGTATGCAATGTGTAACAGCGGTATAGACAGCTTGGTGACTTATATACATATCATCTTTGGGAGTATAATCATTTACATTCGCACCCGCATCTATTAAGAAACAGACAATATCATAGTGACAATTCTTGATTGCTATGCGTAAAGGGCACAAACCTTCATCTCTTTTGCGCCATCCTTTTTCTATGCAATTGATAAGAACAGGATTTTTTTCTATCACTTGCTTAACTGTATCGAAATCTCCTTTATTTATCGCATCAAATAACTTTTTCATTACTATCCTTTATTATTAGATGTACAATTTCCGACGAATAATCTCTTCTTTAAATATTTATCCGTTTGTTATTGTTATACGATTTGTTTGTACTTCTTTAAATCTCAAAAATTCATTTGCTTTATACAAATGAAGTAATCGCATTTTCATATTCTCATTGACAATGCTTTTATAAAAGCCATATTTATTCCAACCTTTTAAAAAGAATCCATCGACAGATTGAGGTATTTTAGATTCATCTAATACGAGAGTACTCAAACAATCAAATTCTTCTATTTTAGAATGGATATTATCAATACAATCAACAACTTCGTTAAAAATAAGTACCATATAATTGAACGGGAAATCTCCATGCACTGAAACTCTTTTAAAAGAAATGCCATTTATAGAAGATAAATCATTTATATTCAAGACATCTTCTCTAATAAGAAACAAATGGCTAACTTCAGCAAATTCTGGCATCCTTATTTGCTCAAAATCAGATATACTTTTAGCCGTTAGCCCTTTACCTTTGACAAGGGCTTTTATCTGGCACTCTTTCTTTGAAGATGAACCTATAATTTCTTGAAAATTAATTTCTTCATTTTCATGCATAAATTCCCATGAATATGTGATACATTTCTTCCAAATTCGGTTTTCTCCATTCAAATATACTTTATACCATTTCATATTGTCATTGTTAATCGGTAATATGTTCGACAGCGTTCCCGCTTTTAGTAGTGATGCTGTTTGTTATCTGCTTTTTCGAGTCATTACAATATCATCAAAACTTAATAGCAAAGACTGATCGTTTGGTCTATATTCCTTCCAATCTTCAATGTTGGGACTTTCATAATCCATCATTATATGATAAAAGGAGTATAGACCGGAGTTTTCTTGAGGTAAATCCGGTAGACTATGTATGTCATAACATCCAACATCTTCCCATCCTTTTTCTTCAATCCGTTTCAACCATCCTAAAGCCTTATCTATTTGTTGAAGATAGGAAAGCTCCTGCTGATTGCCATGCTTCAGGGCATCAACAGTTTTTATTCGTTCTTTTTGTAATAACTCAATTATATCTTTCATTTTATTTCTTATCGGTATGTTGGTGGCTAATCGACCTTTTCTGGGGAGGTTGAGCCGCTTGTTAGTTGCTAAATTTATTTATCTATCCATGCCTTAATTTCATCATGGAAATGTTTATGAAACATTTTTATCCACAACTCGTCATTACACTTATCGGGAATACAAGCATGAATACACTCGAACCATTGATCCCACATCCAGTCAAAAACTTCTTCCGTTTCCATCATCCAAAGAAGAAAATCTTTCGGTTCCCAATCAGAATATTTCAATGTATCTTTTTGAATAATCTTTTCCATGGAGCGAAGTTTTGCTTTTGCATCTTGAATGGTCATTTTCCCGTCCCAAAAATTAATAGCCGCTTGCGCAAAATCGTCTATTTGTTCTTTTGATGCCGGGGCAAAATACTTCATATCAAGTTCTCTTATCATGTCTTGCATAAAACATATCCGGCGTTTGTGCCACAGATGTTTTACATCATCTTCAATTATGTCTAAAATATACTCACCTATCAATTGTACCGCCCCAAGACCATTCGTGTCTATATTATACCAATCATCTATTAAATAATGATGTAGCACTTTCCCCTCATTGGCAAGTTTTTCTCTTTCTTTTAATGCTTCATAAAATCCAGAGCTTTGTTTCGTCTTCTGATAACAAACCAAACATACCTCATGAGGCAGATAAATATGATGTTGCCCACAAACAGGACATATATTATTCTTATTTTTCATATTCATTTATAAGCAACTAATATGTAATTATATACGTTTTCCGCTGTATATCGCACACTCAATTACAAATATATATCATAAGGACGAAACTTCAGAGCGTTCGGTCTTCCTTTTTTCTATGGTATGCTCAAAAGCAGTTTTGTCGGGTGGTTGTTTGGGCGTTCCCCTTCGGGTCGGGCTTTCCGCTGCAAGTCCTCGCTATGCTGTGGGCTTTTCCCTGTAATCCCTAACGTGGGTGAAAGGGATTTCACTGTCTTGCGCTTAAACCTTGGCGCACGGGCTGTCCCGTCCCGGCGTCCGTTTCCGACCACTCCGTGAGGCTGCATGGCCGAAGCCGGACATCGGGGCGGAAGGACAAACGGAACACGTCCGTCCGTGCCGTCACACGGGGCTTCGGCTGTTCGCCGAAACCTCCCGTGCCCCGTCCCGCCCGAAAGAGTTCCCCGGCGTTTGTCCGGCAGCCGGAACCTGACCGTGCTCCCATATACTTCTCCCGCCCGTATCTCCTTGCCTTGGGAAACGGGCGTTCCCGGCTCTCCGGAAGGCTTCTTTTTCCTGCACCCGGCAAGTAACTTACCATTGACTGGAATAGACTGACAGGGCATTTTTTCCCTAAGCTGATTGGAAAAACATTGACGAAGGTAGGCGGAGGTGAAAGCAAATCCGCAAAAAATGCCAAATCTCCACCCGACGGGTAGTATTTACCATTTTTTCAGATGGTTGCAATTCACCTTTTCCGCTTTCAATGATGGTCAATGTTCTTCCCAATCAGCCAAGGGAAAAAAATTGGTTGGGGCGACAAGCGATGAAAACAGAGTAATAACGATTAAAATTTGTGAGTTATGGCAACAACGAACAGCACCATCGAAAAGATTGCACCGATGTTCACCGATTTGTTAATCAAGAAAATCGAGTGCTTGAAAACGGATTGGCAAAAACCGTGGATAGCGAGCCTTGAACAAGGTTTGCCCCGCAACATCAGAGGAACGCTCTACAACGGCGGCAATGTCTTGATGTTATTGTTCTACACCGAGTTTATGAAATTCACTTTGCCCGTGTTCCTCACGTTCAACCAAGCGAAAGAAGAGGACTTGAGCATCAGCAAGGGCGCACGCTCGTTCCCCGTCTATTATTGGTTCAAGTTCGTGGTACACAAGGAGACGAAAAAGACAATCAAGTACGAGGAATACCGCAAGTTGCCCGCAACCGAGCAGGAAAATTACAAGGTCATCCCGCAGATGAAGTATTACAATGTCTTTAACATCGACCAGACCGATTTTGCAGGGAAATACCCCGAACGCTACGAGCGCATGAAAAAGGGAGAGCAGCCCGAAGACTATTCGGACGGGATGATTTACGAGGCGTTGGACGAGCTTGTCTGTCTGCAAAATTGGTATTGCCCTATCAAGGTGCAGTATTCGGACAGTGCCTACTATTCGCCCTCTTCCGACCATATCGTTTGCCCGCAGCGTGAGCAGTTCCCGCAGGGAGCGGAATATTACGGCACACTCCTGCACGAGATGGCGCACAGCACGGGAAGCCCCCAACGGTTGAACCGCACGTTCGGCAGCTTCTTCGGGGATGCGCTCTATGCCCGTGAGGAACTTGTCGCCGAACTTACCGCAGCCCTTTGCGGTGCGTTCTTCGGCTACGCAGCCGCACCGCAGGAGAACAACGCCGCCTATCTGAAACACTGGCTCACCAAGCTAAAGGAAGAACCCGCCTTTTTGGTGGAGATATTGGGGGACGTGAACAAGGCGGCGAAGATGATTGCCGACAAGGTAACCGAACCGATGAACGAACCCGCAGCAGCCTAAACGGGACAACAAAGGAACAAGAGTATCAACCAACGGGCGGAGCAATCCGCCCACTAAAACACATAAAATCATGAACGTAATCTATTTGACAGAAGAAGAATTTCAGAACAGCAAGGCACGCATGGCAGAAACGGACAAGATAGATGGTTATCTGAAACTGATACAGCCCCTTTACGAAGCGGTGAGGAAATTCCAGCCCGATGCGCTCCTTTTGTATTGCGTCAGCCCGTCAGTCGAAAACCCTTGCTTTTACCGGCTTCATGTAGGGCTTATCCGTGAGGGTGTTACGTTTGTCCTGCACCAAAGTTACAAGGACAAGAAATGTTATTTCGAGGTCGAGACCTCCATGTTTTCCGAAGCCAAAGGCAGCATCCTGCACCGACTGAAAGAGGAAAACCCCGAACCCAACCGGATAGGAGTTTTCACCAAACGGAAAATAGAGGACTGGATAACGTGGGGATTGAAAATTTACAAGGCGTTGGAAGCCGAGAACGAAGTTATCCAACGGATGAAAGCCGAGTATTTCGCCAAACTCAGCAGCGAGCCAATCGAATGGAAGGACACCGAAAGGCATACCGAGGGCAAAATCAAGCGGAACGGGCTTGTTTTCTCCTTCCATATATGCGGACGCAGCATTTACGAGAAAATCGAGTTGTCCCTGCCTTACAACAAAAGCAATTACGACACGTTCGCACGGTTGGCGGACAACCGATTTACACTGAAATAGTATGAACCACGGGCGGAGCAATCCGCCCGACAATACCCAAGAACATGAAAACGGCATTTGTTTACAAACGGATATACCGCCTAATCCTTTGGGCTTCGGTGGCTTATTTCCTTACCACCGCCACAGGGCAGCTTTTCGCCTTGTTGCTTGTCGTGGCTCTGTTTTACTTCGTGGCACGGCTTGTTTTCGCCCTTGCGTGGCGGCTGTTTGTCGGCTTCGTGTTCGTACTGATAATCATTCTTTTAATACTCTAAAATTTACCGATATGGAAACAAGGACATGGACAGAAAACGGAACACCCGTCAGCAAAGAAAAGACGGTAGCCTTTTCGGGACACCGCACCAACCGTATAGCCAAGTTCACGGCAGACCGTGAGAAACTCTTTAGGGAAGTGGCGTTCGACACGTTTGCAGCCATCGAAAGTTATTGTATCAAAAAAGGCTACGACACCTTTTTGTCGGGAATGTGCGAGGGCTTCGACCTTATCGCAGCAGAGGAAGTATTGAACCTCAAAAAGAGATACCCGCATATCCGTCTGAAATGCGTTGTTCCCTTCAAGGGACAAGCCGAACGGTACACCCAAGCCGACAAGCGGCGTTACGACACCATTTTGGCGCAAGCCGATGAAGTGGTAACCTTGCAGGACGGATATACCGAGGGCTGTTTCCTGCGCCGTAACGACTATCTTTTGGAAAACTCCGCTTTTCTGATGGTCTATTACGATACGGTAGCCATAGGCGGCACGTTCTACACCCTCAAACGGGCAGTAGAGCAGAAAAAGAAGTTCGCGAACGTGTGCTATAACCGCAGGTAGCCCCGTAAGGGCGGATTTTCCGCCCGCTACTTTCTTTCGTGAGCTGGAGCGGGGAAAGAAAGATAGCAAAGAAACCGATTTCCCGAACGGAACGGTTTGTCAAAAATCAAAAAGAACAACTATAAACAATCAACTTAAAAATAACAGATTATGAAGACAAAAGCAAATCAATCAGCAGCAGAGAAAAACATCACGATGGTAGCATTGGCAGACATTCAGCCGAGCGGTTTCAACCCACGCAAGCGTTTCGATGAAGCAGCCCTTTACGAGCTTGCCGAGAGCATCAAGCGGCAGGGCGTGTTGCAGCCCATCACCGTGCGCCCCGTTGACGGGACAGACCGTTACGGGATTGTTTTCGGGGAACGCCGTTACCGTGCGTCCGTCATTGCGGGTAGGGACGAAATTCCCGCAATCGTAACCGAGTTGTCGGACGAGGAAGCCGAGGAAATGGCGATTACCGAGAACTTGCAGCGCAAGGACGTGACACCCGTGGAGGAAGCCGCAGCCTATCAACGGCTTATCGAGAGCGGACGCCACACCGTGCAGACCTTGGCGCAACTCTTCGGAAAGAACGAGAACTACATCCGCACACGGCTGAAATTCACCGCCCTTATCCCCGAAATCGCCGCCCTTTTGGAAGCGGACGAGCTGACCATCAGCGTGGCGGCTGAAATCTGCCGATACGGGGAGGACATTCAGCGTGAGGTGTACGAAAAGCATTTGCAGGACGAGGGAACGTACAACAGTTGGCGGGGACTGAAAGCCGCCGATGTCGCAAGGCGCATCGAGCAGAACTTCACCACCGACCTGCAATACTACCGCTTCGACAAGACCGAGTGCGCCACGTGCGCACACAACACCAACAACCTGCTGCTGTTCCGTGATGGCGGGTGCGGGCATTGCGCCAACCGCACGTGCCTTGCCGAAATGAACGCATCCTACCTCATGGAGCGGGCTGTGCAAATCATGCAGACCCAGCCGGGCGTGTCGCTCTGCCGTGACCGCTACTGCACCAACGAGACGGTTGTCGAACGGCTAATCGCTTCGGGCTACGAGGTGGAGACCCTTGACAGGTACACCGCCTTTCCAAGCTGCCCGAAAGAACCCAAAGCCGAAAATTTCAACGACCCCGAACGCTACGGGGAAGCCCGCACCCGCTACGAGCAGCAATGGGCGGACTACATGGAGCAGGAGGAGGAAATCACCCGCAGGAGCGAAGCGGGGGAAATCACCGTCTATGCCAAAATCGGGCAGAAGGAGATTGACTTCTGCTATGTGGAGAACGTGACCGAAGCGCAGACAGCGGACGGAACGCCCGCACCCGCACCGCTCTCACCCGTGGAGAAATTGGAGAAGCAGGACGAGCGCAACAAGGAAATCGCACTCGAACGCACGGTGGAGGACACCAAGAAACAAATCCTCGAAGCCGACATCACGGGCGGCAAGTTCAGTGCGGACGAAGATACCATGTTGTACTTCTTCCTTCTGTCCTCGCTCCGTAAGGAACACTTCGCAGCCGTGGGGATTGCGGAAGACAAGCAGTATATCACGGACGAAGACAAGATGGGGATTATCGGCAACCTCACCGTGAGGATGAAGACCATCATCCGCAGGGACTTTCTTGTAGCCAATTTCAAGGGAGCATACGGCAACAACACCGTGGCGACCCTCTTGCTTGACTTCGCACGCAGGCACATGCCGGAGGAACTCGCCAACATCGAAAGGGAGTACAACGGGGTGTACGAGAAGCGGCATCAGCGCATCGAGGAAAAGAAAGCCGTCCTCTTGGTGCAGGAACGGGCAAGGGAGCGCAAGGTAACGCAACCCGAAGAAGAACCGCAAGCCGAAGAGATTGCAGCCTAAGGACAAAGGGCAGGGTGGAGAAATCCGCCCGCTACTTTCTTTCGTGAGCCGTAGCGAAAAAGAAAGATAGCAAAGAAACCGATTTTTCAACTTTCAAATTTTCAAACTTATGCGAACCGTACAAAGAACCTATACGCTATTCGACATTGAGGAACTGGAGGAGACAGCCCGTCAAAAAGCCTATACCGACTGGCTTGCCAAGGGAAACGATTACCTGTATGCTTCCGAGAACTGCAACACGCTCGAAGCCTTCTGCAACCTTTTCCGTATCGTCTGCACAAACTACCGTTACGATAGCTGTACATACTACTACCGTTTCTATACAGAGCAGGAGGAGGACATGGAGGGACTTTCGGGCATCCGCTTGCGGACGTTCATCTGTAATAATTTCCATTACGGGCTGTATTATCCCAAGACCTATTGGACGAAAGACTTGAAGAAGAAGCGGAACAGCCGCATTTCCCTCATTTCCTCATGCCCTCTGACGGGCTTTGTCATGGACGACATCATGTTGCAGCCCCTCATGGAATTTCTGCAACATCCCGACAATCGGAATTTCAAGGAACTCATGCGTGATTGTTTGGAAGCCTTTTTCCGTTCGTGCCGTGACGATTGCGAGTATTGCGAGAGCGAGGAATATTTCAAGGACGAGAGCCACCGCAGAAATTGGGAGTATCTGAAAGACGGTACACTATTCAATGAAACGGCATAACCTGATTTTGACCGCAACGGGGGAAATCAAGCCATAACATTCCCCCTCTATGTTTCATCGCCGCAGGTCCGGGACGGGTAGCGATCCGCCCGGACTTCTATTTTTACCCGCCCGTGGCAACCCCGACCACCCCGACATTCCGGACGCACTTCTTTTTCTTTCGGTGAGCCGGATGCGGACAAAGACAAAGAAGCAAAAAGAAACCCCTTGACCCACCGGATTTTTTAGCCAAGCTCCACACTCATTTTTTAGCAAACCTACGGGGAAAAACGGACAAGTAGCAAGGCTGAACCTGACGGTTTTGCGCACAATCTCCACACCTTCGGGTCGTATTCCACGCAAAAGCCTTGCATGAAGTCCGCTCTTTCCCCGTGCCCCAAAGCAAAAAAATAAATGTTTCACTTTTAATTTTTTGCATTATGAATACACTGTCTTTTCCTCAAATCACCGTAAGTTACAAGGACGCTGACGCATCCAAGAGAGTTAAAATCCACTCTTCCAAGGAGTCTTACGACATCCTCAAGACCTTCTACGAGGACTGTATGCAGCACCACGAGGAGTGCTGGGCGATGTACCTGAACCGGGCAGGCAAGCTGCTGGGCGTTTCGTGCATCTCACGCAGCGGGATAGACTGTACGGTGGTGGACATACGCATCGTCCTCCAGACGGCTCTCGTTTCCCATGCCTCGGGAATCATTCTCTCGCACAACCACCCGTCCGGCTCGACGGTGGCAAGCACACAGGACAACAACCTGACCAGCCAGTTGAAGAAAGGCTGCGAGGCAATCGGCATCCGCCTCTTGGACCACATCATACTGACCGAGGACACCTACCTCAGCTACACCGACGAGGGGATGCTTTAGGCACCCCCTTTTTTGTTCGCCAGCCTTTTTGCACTTCTTTTCTTTCATGAGCGGGGTGGGAAAAGAACAAGAAGCAAAAGAAACCGATGGAGAAAAGGGATTGCCGGTTGATAGAAATTTCTCTTTACTATAAATCAATGATATTCCAACTTATTTTCGTATCTTTGCAAAGTGCTGTATCGCATCGTAACAAGTAATAATCAAGTATTACCAAATGAAGACTCTTGAGCAAGTAAAGAAAATAGAATCTGTGGTATTGTACGTACTGCGTAAGTTTCCTGAAGGGGTTGATTATATCAAGCTCTTCAAGATAATTTATTTTGCCCAAAAAGAATATCTGGTCAACTATGGCAAGGTGTTATGTCCTGATACCTTTAAGGCACGCACCTTCGGTCCGGTTCCGGCATTGTCTGACAAGGTTATAAAACTTGTCGAGTTGGAGGAGGAAGATATAGACTCTTATCCCGATTTGAGGAATTTCTACAATTCTATCCGTGTACAGGATCAGATGGTTTACGCTCTGGCAGAACCGGATATGGATTATCTGTCCCGTAAGGAATGTGAATATCTGGATAAATGGTACAACTATTGCAAGGACAAGGATTCAAAAAAAGAATTGTCTCCGGAATCGCACGATGAAGCGTACACCAAGGCTTACACGAGATACAAGGATGATCCCCAGTTGGGAACTCTTACAAATATTGAAATAGCCAAAGCCGGAGGTGCCACAGAAAAGATGGTCGCCTACATCCGTGAAAAAGAACTGATGACGAATGAACTTTCTTGATGGATGGATACAAAAGAATCGACATTGGCACAACTAAAAGAGAAGCTAAGGCAGGAATCGCTTGTAAAAGGCATCGAAGACCTCCAAGTCGGTGATATTGTCTATTACGACATGGATCGTGCGGATGGCATCGTACCGTTGCCGGGATATGATACAAGGTTGAAATACGTTATTGTTGCCGGAGCAAAATCCAACTCAAAAGAAGTCTGTGCGGTACTCATAAACACAGACAATGACTATTCTTCCGCCCCGGATTGGCAAGCCGAGCAATACTGTATCAGACAAGCCGACTATCCTGAAATCCTTGAATATGATAGCTGGATTGACTGTACCGACCCCAAAGAACTGAAGGTGTCGAAAATCAAAGCTAAGGAAGCCGAGAAAAAAGGACGGCTTAATCCGCAGGATTTAGCCAATGTGATGAAACACCTTAAAGAGAACGGATTTATTGACAATCACACAAGAAAGGTCTATGGCATTGACAAATACGTGATAGAACAGTAAAATATCCGAAACAAGCCATGCCCCGTTACCGACTTATTCGTAAATCTGTAACGGGGTATTGCTTTCAGCTCCATTTCGTCCGGCTCACGCTACATCTTCAATCCCCGTTTCCGCTCCTGCCGGATCTCGGAGAAGGAGAACTTCCCCGTCTCCTTGTCGAACTTCACCGCCTTGTCCTTCTGCACGCCGTCCGGCGTTTCCATCCGTTTCACCTCCAGCGGCTTCCCGTTGTAGAAGTCCGTCATTTGCCGGTAGCTGAACTTTTCCCCCGTCAGGCTTTCCATCAGGCTGTTCAGCGTATATACGCTGTCTTGGTTATGCACGCTCTCCGGCACGAACTCCGGGTGGTTCCTCACCCAGTCCGGGTACAGCGTCTTCGCCATCAGGCAGACCTCCGGCGAGCGTTCCGCCCACGGGATCATCATCAGCGACTCCCGGCTGTGGGCGGCGCACCTGACATACACTTCGGGCGTGAGCAGGCTTTTCGGCACTCCGCCACGCCCGACGGCGGACATCCCCGACGTTTCCACCGCCACCCGCACCCGCTCCGGTGTTTGCAGGTGCACGGGCAGGACGCTGATGCATCTGCCGTCCAGCGGCAGCAGGAAGTCCGCCATTTCGCCGTTCATCACCTCCGGGCGGATAGCCACCGCCACCCCGTAGAGTTCTTCCGGGTTGTTCTCCCGGCACTCCTTCAGCACCTCCATGCACACCTCCGGGAACGGGATATGCTGGACCAGCCCCCGGTGGAAGTCGTTCCCGAATCCCGCTTCCGTTTCCAGCGCCTTCCGGCACAGTTCCGGTGTCTTCACCTCTTCGGGCACGTTCTCCAACTGCCAGCCGTCCTCTTCAACGGCGGCACGGCACACCTCCGCCGTGCGGTTGTGCCTGCATATCATCTCCAGAGGCACCTGATACATTCTTTCTTCTTGTTCCATGTTTCTGTTTTTTCTTGTTATAAACTTGCTTAAATATCCACTGACAACACACGCATCCACTTGCCGCTCTCCTTATCCGTGGTCCAACATCTTGCCCGTACACGGCAACAGTCTCCTTCCTCTATCCGTTCCAGCAGGCTTTCCCCTTTATCACATTCCGTTTCCGCCAGCAGTTTTTTATCTGCCTCCGAGAGCAACGGCTCTATGTTCACGTATTCACGCACCTCCGGGCATTGCGGCAGCGTGTCCGGCACATCAATATGTATAAAGTATTTCCGGAAATAAAATCGGATTTTTCCGCTTTTTCGTTCCATGCTCCGGGCACGATAAGATGTTGGCACCTCCGTTTTCGCCCGTTTTTCGGCATCGTACACACGGTATCTTTGCAAGGTCAGCGTGCAGCACAGTGCCCCGTCCTTACGCAGGTAAAAGCCCCGTTCCGTCACCCGGAACAGCTCGTGCTCCATGACCCGGCGCATGGTCCGGCTGTCGTCCTTCAGGTCTTCCCAGACCTCACCGGCGGGAACCGTCTCCAGCATGGCAAGTACCTTTTCTGACAGCAGGCTTTCCGGGTATATATTGTCCCCGGCTTGTGGTAGAACAATATCCGAGTGCCATTTCGAGGCATACAGGGCTTCGGAAAACTCCGGTATGTCGAGGTATAAAACCAGATCATTCCGTTCCATCCCCGCCCTCCTTGTCGTTGTCCGCATTGAAGTCGTATTCCAGCTCGACCGCCTGACCGTCCGAGTCCTCCACCCAGACGGTGAAGCTGCTCTGCTCGTCCGACAGCGGGGTGAAATAGAGCCGGAACGTCTCTTTCTCCAGCGGGTAGCGGTCATTGGGCAGCAGTGCCGTGCCGTCATCCAGTTTGAGCGTCCCTTCCCCGTCGAAGAGGAACCAGCGGATCGTGTACCGGGTGTCCTCCCAGCGTCCTTCCCGTTTCAGCTCGCACCGTATCTCCGCCGTCTCGTTCACTTTCAGCTCCTTCGGGACGGGCATCGTCTCCACCGTGAACGGGTATTTCGTCTGAATATCCAGCTTGTCATTACAGGCTGCGACCAGCACGAGGGCGGCCACGATGTAGCAGCCCGTGAATATTTTATAAATCAT